TCCCGGCAAAAATGTTAAACCGCTGTCTGGACGACACAATAGCGTAAGGCATAGACATCACATCGTCAGGGTTGTTGATGCGCTTGATATTGCGCTTGCTGGTCATGGCGATGCGCCGTACTTGTGGGCTAGGCTCGACACCAAACTCAGGTGCAATCTCCATCGCCAAGTTAAAGACAAACGCACGAAGATAGCCAGGCGGGAACAGGATGTTGGTCGCCAAGGTAGCAGGCGTTGTCAATTGTTGAACGCTGATGAAGTGCCACTCCAAGTCCCGTGTAGGTCGAGGGTAAATGTACATGTCAACATCTGGGTACGTCATGTTGACAAAAATGACTTGCGGGTACGTGCTGGTTACGGTCTTGACCGCAATCCCGTTGTACTGCTGCTGGTTGATGAACTTGATGCCGTAGCTGACGTTGGTGCCTGGGTCGCGGTAGTAGGTAGCGTCATCCAACAGAACAGGCCTGTTGCCCACAAAGTTGCCTGTTGGGCCAAGGGTACGGTTGATCTGACCAGCAGGCCAAGTAAAGGTCTGGTCTTGGGTGCTAAACACCGACAGACGCTCAGTGTTCCAACTGTCAATCATCTGGTCAAGCGCCGTCAACGAATCTTGCGAAACTTCCGCAGAAGACGTTTCTCCCTCAGCCAGCACACCCAACAGTCGCAGCGCCCGGTTGATTTGATCGCCAGCGGTGTAAATCGCCATCTTAGACTCCTTCTGCTACAACCCTGCGCGTGTACCTGCGCTTTACTTCCAGCGCGTTTACGGGAGCCGCCTCCTCAACGACAGGCGTATCCTCAGTATATCGCTTCCAACCGTTCTTCTCGTCGTACTCAGCTTCCAAGTCCATCGTTGCGACTTTTCTACCGTGGATCGGATGCGCCAAGTAAATCACTGCCATTTGTGTTTTCCAGTTGTTTTAGCCAATAACCGCAATCCTGCAACGCACCAAGCGTTGCGTCCAAATCTGAACGCAAACGCTCGGCTTGTTTTTGCAGACTCTGCACCCGCTCCATCACTACTTCACGGGTGATCATCTTTAGGCAGCAATAGCAGCAGTCACATACAACGGCAGATAGCGAATGCCATCAGGCGTGACCACTTTAATCGCTTGAACTGGACGGATTGTTGGCCCCGAAGTTGTGTCTTGCAACAGCTTACCCGAACCTTTAGTCACACCGGCCAAATTAAACAACGTCCCGCTTGTATCAAATGTTGCCTTGTCAGCGCCATAAGAACTCAAATAGAAGAACGATGTATTCGTGCCCGTAACAGCACCCGTAGGCATTCCAATCTCACACTCCATTGCAGCGTAGGTGCCTTGGGTACAGCCAGCAGACAAGACGATTTCGCCAACGGTGCCAGAGGCCAGACCAGTTACGCGCCCACTTGCGCCAAACTCCAAGTAGCCATATAGGCCATTAGCGTAGGCACCCAACGCCACGTTTGCTTCCAAGTCTGATTTGCTTGCCCATCCCACAGCTCCAACACCCGTAAGGGTAAGTGAAGTTGAAAGAGCGGCAGCGTTAGTGCTACCAGTTGATGCATCGCTCACATCAACGGTTGAAGCACCAACCACGGTTATGTTATCAAATTGAGGATCGCTAAACGCGACCCCTACGGCTTTCGTATTCGGCATAATTTAGTCCTTTAAAAACGGGGGCCGAGGCCCCCATTCAGGTTACTTCAAGAACGCAGAATAAGCTGCGTCACCCGTCTTCACAAAACGGTAGGTGTGGGCACCGAAACGTGCAACAGTGACAGAGCCGAAGATCGTAATGCCAGTACCAGTTGTAATAGGTACGGTAGACGATCCACCAGAGTTGTTGTTGTTGCAAATGATCAGGTCAAAAGACGAGCCAACTTTTGCGCTGGTAATAGCCGCGTCAAGCAACGTTGCGGTGGGCAACGTAACAGTCAACGTAGCGTCCGAGGCTTTGGCGCAAACAACCAGACCAACCGCCACTTGAGCAGCGGTCAACGTAGTGTCCGCAGTCAGGCTAGTAGGAATAGTTTGAACGCCAAGTACAGCTTCAGTCAGATTGCCGTCACCGAGTTGGTAACCGCCTGCGCCATTAGGGAGTGCCATGATAATTTTCCTTTAAACGTGTTACTGATTAGCCCCAGATGCGGCAGGCCATCTGTGGACGAATGGTAGAGAAGCCATACAGCACATCAATACGGCAAGGCATACGGTCGTTATTGATGTCGTACTGACGCACAACGCGCAGGCTGATACCGTTGTGAACAGCGCGTGCAGCCATATCAACGCCTTGGGGCATCAAAAGGTCAGCGGTAGCAAACGTGATAGCGTCTTTGTGGTAAACCAAATTCTGTGCGTAAGCAGTAGAAGCGGTTCCAACAAAGGTTACAACAGCAGCAGCAACTGGCAGGGCGGTCATGGTAGCCAGTGCGTGAGCAGCGGAGTACATGGCGGCAACAGTCACAGTCCAATCGCCAGCTACAGCGGTTGCATCAGCCAAGGCCACAAACTGGAACAGCGAACCAGTGGTTTCACGGGTTTGCGGGTTCACAGCAAAGCAAGCTGCGACGGTAAACACATCACCGGCTTTAAGGGTTGTGCTTACAGACGCTTGGTTCAAAACAAGAGTAGAAGCGCCTTCAGAAGCCACAGTGGTTTTCACCGTAGTAGCAGCAGCAGCATCACGCGAACCCGTGGTGTGCTGCTTGATCGACTGAGACATGTTGACTTCATCAAAGCCCAACACGCCAGTGCCCATCATGCCGTTCTTAAACTGCTTGCTAATGGTGTCGGTGGGATTAAACAGACCTTTCATGCCTTCAACCAGACCAGCGTTTGCAGCGGGGTTAACCGTTGCATAGCGGGGCGTCATCACGGCAGCGTTCTCGTTCAGCTTCTGCTGGGCTTGCAACAGCACCAAAGAGGTAGAAGGAGTCGTGCCAGGCGTGCCTACCGTGTTTCCAATGGTCTTGTACGCATTGGCAACGTCAGCATCAATGCTGGATGCCAACTGGCTAATACGAGGCTTAAGCACACGCTCTGCAAAGTCGTCCAACTGCATCGTCAATTCAGCGGAGGTGAAGTTCACGCCGATATGCTTTTGGGTGGAGACAGTCAAGGTGGTGAACTGTTCGTTGTCGTCCTGAACTTGCAGGGCAGCACCGTCAGTGACCAGAGCGCGGTCGGGCAGGCGAATACGCAGAGTAGAACCAATCTTGGCACCACTGACAGCAAAGCTGTCGTCGTACTGACGGTTTACGTTGCGGGTAAGCACCAGGTTGTTTTCGAGAATCTCAAGCGCCTTGCGCGTGATCATGTCGATGGTAAGAATCGAATTAGCCATGAAGAAAATCCTTTAAAAGTTAGCGGGTTTGCGCTTCCCACTTTTTCCGTTGTCGTGCCCTATCGGCTTCAATCCACTGCGAAGCCGTCATGTTCTGGGTAGAACGTGGGTCCGTAGTGTCATAGGCCGGTGATCCAGTGGATCGGGCAGTAACAGGCGAAATCGGCGCTGGCGCTGATGTAGTACGTTTCATCGGAGGGTCAGACGCCAACTTGGCCTCAATCCTTCCGATTTCCCTTGCCTGCACAAGCGGGGCTAGGCGAGATATACGCGCTGCGTCTTTGGGGTTGGTTCCGAGGTAGTAGGCTAGCTCAGGTCCAACGTCCGAAGACCGAATCGTATCAGCCATCACATCAGTAATCGTCAGCTTGGGGTTGTACGCGACCTGTTCAAAGTCATCGTACTTAGCCCGTGCTTCCTCTTCCTTGTCGTGATAACTCTCAAGAACTTGCGAGTGCTGCTTGGCCGCTTCCCGTTGCGAAATCAGTTGTTCGGCCTTTTGATAGGTCAACGCATCGGCGTAAGCCTCTGGCGTTTCAAACTGATCCGCAGACTGTGCTGCCGGAGCCCTCAAGGTCTGCGTTTCCGCAACCCTTTGTGCTTGTTCCCGTTCCCACTTTCGTTGCTCTCTTGCGAGGCGTTTTCCAATAGCCGCATCAAGTTCCTCTTGCGAGAAAGTCTTGGGTGCTTCTGCTTCCGGCGCGTTAACTTCGGGTTCAGGTGCAGCCGTTGCCACCTGTTCCAGCGCGGGTTCTACAACCGCTAGGTTCTCTTCCGACATTTTTCGATTCCTAAGAATCCCTGATGAATCGCATCAGTACGTTTTGTCAGCATTATGCTGGAATTTGAGCCGCTTTATACGCTGCCATAACTGGCGCTGTGTGAATTGCTTTGCAAATGGCCTTCACACGGGCATCCTCGCTGTTGTAGTCATCGCCGGGGGCAACAACGTGGCGGTGATATGTGGCGGTAATTTGATTGCCATCTTCCATGATGGCAGTCTTGGTGCGAACTTGCAAAGAGCCGTTTTCTAATGTGTCAATGCGGTCAACAGTTACAATTTTTTCTAGCATAGTGATTTCCTTTTTTGCCCATGAATCCACTTGGACTTTAGTTTAACAATCGGCTGCGCCAGCAAATTCAATTTGTTTGCCATACACGGTGACCGTCACATTTTTTTTCAAAGCCATGATGATTCTTTTTTATGCGGAAAAATAAACCAAGGTTCCAGATATTCTGGTGTTATTTGCAACGTCGGCTGTGGCGATGCTGGATAACGATGTGGCGGCAGCAGTCGCAGCACGGATACCAGCATAAGCTGAGTTGTTGATTACAACACCGTTGACATATACGTACGCTGTTGCAAAGTTTTGCCACAACCCAATCGACACGGCTGGGAAAGAAAAATCTGACGAAGATGCAGAAGTAAAAGGCAATCCCTTCAGCACTACATCGCCAGTAATTGTTCCCTTGTTTGCAAGCACCACATCAAAGTTGCAAGTGATTACCCTTCCCACTTTTGTGTATGTGCCCCGCTGCACAGTGTAGGACTGACCGGACTCGCTTGTTTCGCCGCCAATCACAGGCGTCCAGGCGCCTTCTTCGTAATCATCGAGAGTATTGGGATCTGATGATGCGACCTGTGTTGCAGGAAATTTGACACCGTTGGTCGGGGTCACTTTTCCAGTTGTGAGATTGTCCACCGATACTTTGACGGTTGTGCCGCTTTGTACGATTGGAAGAACCTCGGTTCCCGCCAGTGGAGTAGTAGCACCCGTAAGGGCGGAAATTTTCGTGTCTGCCATGATCCGTCCTTTTAATTAAGCGATTGTGCCACCGTTTTGAGTCAACTCATTTGCGGCTGAGCCAGTCGGCTGCGTGCTGTTTTTGTAAATTGCTGCGCTGTTTGCGATAAGACCATACGCCGGTTGTGTAGCATCGCTATCGTTCAACTGACTAACAACAGCCGATGCACGTTCTGCCAAAATACCAGAATTTCCACCTTTGAATCTGTTGGTGCGGCAAAACCCATTTTGTTGGTTAAAAATGATTCCAGACGAGGCTGCGTTTGTTGGTTCAAATGCGCTGTAATTAACATTTCTGGCCTTGTAAACCAATCCAGCGATTGCGGCAGACTTGAAATAGAGGTATTCAAAATCAATGTTGCGGGAGTTATCTGGGCATTTAAAGAAATAAAGTCCAGCTCCAGTGGTGGTGAAGCCTGCTGTTTTAGTCATGCTGTTTGTGTTATCAGCAGAGTTGCCGCTAAACAAAATGTTGTCTTGCCACACCGGAATGGTTACTCCGGAAGTAGCACCAAAATTTACCTGATCAATGATGTTGATAGTCAACCCACTTTCGCAGCGAGGCATGTCGTTAATGATCTGTTCTAGGGTTGATACAGATGTGCAGATAAATGCGTTGCCAGAGCTGAAGCCATCAAAACGGCCAGCACCAGTGGACGAGATGTAGATTTCCAAGCTGCCTTTGATTGCACTGGCATACTCAATTGTGGTCGTTCCAGCCACCTTCAAAGTATTGCCGCTGTTCTGCGACAAGATGCCGTTGAAGCCCCATTGGTCGTTTGTAAAAACAGACGACCACAATGCGCCGCGAACCCCTTGCGAGGTTTGCACAATCGCGTTGCCGGTGAAAGTCAAACTCGCCCCTACACTCGCGTTGTTGAACAGCGGATAAGCGGCTTGAGTGCCAGCACTGTCCGAGTATTGACCAACGGCCTCGAAGTAGTTGCCGTTGATCAGTCCAACGCCGTTTGCACCGGATGCAGCAAACCTGAAATACTCTTTGCTAATCGTAGATCGCTGGTATCCACGGAAATGGTTGTCTGTAATCTCAAGTCGTGGTGCATTCGCGTCCAGCATGATGGACGGGTAGTAGTTGGTCTGGAATGCCTCGACGTAGTTGCCGCGCACAATAGACGAGGCTGAAGCCGAACAGAAAATTGCGCCCACGATGTCGTTGGCCGTGTTGGCGACCAATTGTTTGTAGCGCAAGTCAGTGATTGTGTTGTTCTGCACAATGGCGTCAATCACCAAATTGCTAAAGCCAGAAACATAGATGCCAAGGCTGTCATCGCGCTCTGTACCATCATCGCGGTAAGTCAGTAGCGGGTACTTGGAAACTACCCATATTGTGTGCTTGATCAGGTTGTTCTGCACAACTGCCGACCCAGTTTTGTCGTCAGCACTACCAGAGTAATCCAACACACCGATACCCATCGCCAAGTTGTCTTCGCAGACGTTGTTGTTGATGAGAATGTCAACGGCTGAGTGTGCATCAATGCCGTGGCGCACGTTTCTGGCGCAATAGTTGTCTGAACAGATGCCGTTGCGCGCTGGCAATTGGTTTGCGCTAGCGGTGCGCCCCATCACAATGCCGTAGCCTGTGGAGCCGTCAATGTACTGCGCTGTGTAGTTGCCGTTGTCGGTCATCGTGCAATTTGTGACGGTGTAACCAATCGTGCCAAGGATGTCCAAAGGAGTCACCAAGCAATGGTGACCGTACAACTTATCGAACTTCAAGTTGTAGTTGTAGTCAGTGGCCGGGTTGTTGCCTTCTACAGAGACACGAATGCCGTCATAATTGAAGCCTGTGATCTCGCAGTTTTGCACCGTGATGTTGGAGCAGGAGGAGATCAAAACGCCGTTGATGTTGCCCGAGTCGCCACCTGTGTAACGTTTTGGTGGGCCTGCGGTGTACGTGCCGACATTAAACAAACCGTCATCAAAAGCGTTGCTCTTAATTGTCATTTTCTCAATTAAGATGTTTTCCAAGCGCCGTGCAGCCAGCATAAATTGAGACGTTGCGGGGTTTGATGCTTTGTAGAACAACAAAGTTGTTTTACCCTGCCCGTCACCATACATCAGCAAATCAGAAACGAGTGTCACTTCGCTGGTAATTTTGTAAACACCTGCGGGAAAATACACTGCGCCCACGCCTGAAGATATGGCTCTTTGCACCCCGGCTGTCACATCAACAGCGCCAGTACCTGCTTGCACACCGGCTATTTCCTGAGCCGTCATGAAATCAAATGCACTGACATACTGATTCAGTTTTTTCTCAACTGTGGTGACAACAGCGCCAGTACCTGTCGGGGTATATATAACGTCATTGGCATCTGGATTGTTAATGCCGGGAATATTGTCCCACGTTGCCAACAACACATTGGTAGAGGAATTGAGAACAAATTTGTAATCATTGCCGTCACTCAACCAAATCTCACCACCGCTGGGAACACGACCCGCAGAATCCAGAATAATTGGATTGGTGTGGTTTACGTTTCCAGCAGATGTCGTAAAAGTCGTTTTCGGTGTAGTAGTACCTGCCGCATAGCTGTACAACTTACCACCAGACAATGGGTTACCGTTGTTGTCAAGAAACTGGGCTGCAACGCCGCCCACGGGGGAGAGAAATACGGCCATTTAGGTCACTCCAGCAGAATCAAGCCGCCATCCTCTTTAACAAGGTTGTCGCCGATTTCGGTTAATAGGTTGCCCTGCACAGTCGCGTTGGCGTAACCAGACAGGAGCGAAATAATGCTCCCCAGTCCAATGGCAACACCGTTGCGAATAGGAATGCCAAAAAAGCTCATTGGGAGTTAATCGGTTTGCAGTAAATCGTACCGTCCGTGGATACGCGAATTGCACTCACGCGCCATTGGCCGCTAACGTTGGTTGGCACCTTAAACGGGATCGGTGTAAACGGTGGGATCGGGGTGCTTGCTGAGGTGGCGGTAACGCCTTCGCCAACCAGCACGTAACAAGCCTGATCAGACCAAACCATCACGGCTTGAGCGCCAGCAGGCCATGTACTTGTTACGCCAGCGCTGCCGGTGTAAGAGGCAGACCGGGCAGGGTAATTGGTATCGGACAGCGGGTTGAGAAATTCCATAATTTTTCCTTACGCCAAAAAGCGAAGTTTGTAGAGTGTACGCAAATAGATTTCAACAATGTTATCTATAAGCTGCTGGAGCGCCGAATCAGTCTTATCGCACAAATCGTAACGTGCGCCCTCAATCTCAGCAAGAGAACTCTGCAAGAAGTCAATGATGTTAGGCGTCTTTTTTGCTGAGTTCAAGGTGATGGGGCCAATCAGACCGTACCGACCTTGGTAGGCTTCTGCAAAGTCATCAGCCGCGCCGACAATGCGCTCATAGAAGATGTTGAGCGCTTTGTGCTTGCTGTAGCTGCGCGTGTTCAGGTGGACGCTGTGCGCCACATCCCGCGCCAAGAACAGCACGCCTATAAAATCACACGCTTTCATTGCGGCATCCCTTGTTCAGGTGGCATCATCTGTTGTTCAGGCTGCATCATCTCCATCGGCATGGGCTCTTGGCGCATCTCCGGCATCTGGTTCATCATGGCTTGCGACTCCATCGCCGCTGCGACTACGCCCATAGCAATATCCTGAATCTGCTCTTCGCTCATGCCAGCCTGCGTGGCCGTGATGCGTTGGGTTTCAGCTTGGTACTGCTTAATCTCAGCCTCGTAGTCTTTGCGGCGCATATCCTGCGCTTCAATCGACCTACTGACGTTTTGCAGCATCTGTTGCATCTGCTCCATCTCCTGACCCATCGCCTGAATCTGTTGCTCTGCGGCCTGCAACTCAGGTGCCTTGTCGCCGTCTTGCATCAACCTTGGGTCAATCGTCTTGGCAAAGCGTTTTGCCATCTCTTGAGCGCCAGGCCAGTCCATGTTCTTTACAAACAGGTCGCCTGCCACTTGCCACAACTGCGGGTTGCCTTGCAACAACTGGCCCATCGCCTCCAACGCCTCCTGACGCTTGGTTGCGTAGCCTGGCCCGGTGGTCGCCACCACATCGTACTTGCCAACGCCGGGGTTGTAGATCTTGTCGATCACAATGCCCTGTTGGTCTATGATCTTCTTGACGGGCTCGGCCTGCATCGGGTCAATCTTGACCATGCTTGTCTCGCCGTCCTCACCAATGATGCGTGCAATGCGCTGTGTGTCGTAAATTTTTGGGATCAAGTCCACCAGTTGACGGGTCAAGTACCGCACACCACGCGCCAGGTTGTCACCAAAGTGGTAAGTCCCCACATCGCCCTCGCGCTGCCTAGCCAAAATGGCCTTGCCGCTGCGCTCGTTCGATGTCATGCCCAACGATGCGTTGTACTGCCCCGTAGACGCTTTGATGTCCTCAGACGCCCCCGCCTTAGCTTGTAGGAGGCCGCTGGAGGCCATTGGAGGCTGGGCGCGCTGTGGTAGTGGCAGCGTAGCACCAGCGCCGTCCGTAACGTCTGGATTTACCTCCAAATACGGCCAGTTGGTCGTGTTTGCGGTCTTCCACTGGTTTTCGTAACCCTCAAACTGCCCACCGTACCCAATAAATGGCGCTTTGGGCGCCAGCGCAAGCATCTCTGCCTCTTGGCTCACCCAGTAGTTGTACATCCGCTGAGCATCCTTGGCGTTTCGCACGATGCCAGACACGTACAAGCGCCCGTCTACCTCAAATTCGTTGCCCACAACGCGCACAACCGGGATGTACTTACCCGCCCACTCGCGTTTCTCTAATATCTCGTACCCGTTGATCTTGCAGTAGTTGATTCGGGGCCGGTCGGACTCGCGGCTTTTCTTGGGCTTGCCGTAAATAGCCTTCAACTGCCTGTCTTCAGGCGTTCCAGCAAACGCCGTAGCGTTGCCAGGGTACAAGTTAAGCGTAGCCTTGTCGTAGTCCACGTAATAGTAGTCAGCAACGCGGATTGTGTCCTCGTTTAACCATTGCGACAAGTTCTGGTCACCCACACCGAGCGTTTGTAACGTCGTGATGGGCGCTGAATCAGGGTACATCCGCTGGTAATCTTCTTTGCGAATGTCTTCGGTAACAAAACAGTATTTGGCATCCGCACCGCAAGGGTCTTGGATGGCCGGGTCCATGTACACCGAGAACGAATTGCGTACCCGCCCTATCTTGATGTCCTGATCAAACGTGTTGTCGTCGCAATACTCGGTCAGGATTCGGATGTAGCCTTCTCCGTAGGAGACTTGGTTTTCGCAGGCGGTGTCGTAAGCCACATCTGCGTCCGAGATGTACTCAATGTGCCGCACCATGCCGTTGAACACCTCGG